ACAGCCCGTTAAGTAGGTCTCCGCAGGGCAGAGACAGGTTCATCCCTTTCTTTGCCTCTAGGAGCCTCACATGTCCAATAGTCTCTTGACTATTAACATGATCACGAACGAGGCCGTCCGACTCTTTACGCAGTCGAACGCCTTCCTTCGCTCGGTCAACCGTCAATACGACGACCAATTCGCCCGCAGCGGCGCCAAGATCGGCAACACGCTGCGCATTCGCCTCCCGAACGATTACACGGTCTCCACCGGGCCGTCGATCACGCCGCAGGGCACGACCGAGCAGAACACGACGCTGACGGTCGCCACGCAAGCCAATGTGCCGGTCGCGTTCACGACGCAAGACCGCACGATGAGCTTGGACGACTACAGCGAGCGCATTCTGGCGCCCGCGGTCAACCGGCTGGCGGCCTACGTCGCAAACGACGCGATGAACATGGCGTCGTCCTCGTGCAACATCGTTGCGAAGTCTAATGCGACGGTCTCGCCTGATGCTTCGACATGGCTGCAGGCCGGCGCGGTGCTCGATCAGAACCTCGCGCCGCGGATGGATCGCAAGATCATCATGGACCCGCTCACGCAAGCGCGCACCGTCGGTTCGCTCGCGGGCCTCTTCAACCCGCAACGCAAGATCGCGGACCAGTACGAAACGGGCCTGCTCACGACCGATACGCTCGGCTTCGACTGGATGAGTGATCAGACGACCCAACTCCACACGGTCGGCACGTTCTCGGCGGGCGGTACGGTCAACGGCGCGGGTCAGACGGGCTCGACGATCACGGTCAACGCGATCACTGGCACGCTGAACAAGGGCGACATCATCACCTTCGCCGGCGTGCATGCGATCAACCGTCTGACGGGCCAGTCGTATGGCCAATTGATGCAGTTCGTCGTTACGGCAAACGTCGCGAATGGCGCCACGTCGATCCCAATCTATCCGGCTCTCGTGCCGGCGCCGGCCGCGTTCAACACGGTCGATGCGTCGCCCGCGAACGGAGCTGCGATGGCGCTTGTAATCCCGGCCAGCACGCAGTACCGCCAGAACCTCGCGTATTACCCAGAAGCGTTCACGCTGGCCACGGCAGACCTCGAAATGCCGACGAGCGGTGTCGTGGAAGCGGCGCGCGCGGAGTTCGACGGCATCTCGCTGCGCATGATCACCGGCTACAACATCACGACCGACCAACTCATCACGCGGATGGACATTCTGTATGGGTACGCAGCGATCCGTCCGGAATGGGCGTGCGTGGTTGCCGACGTGGTTTAAACGAGTCTCCTCCGCGGTGCTTGGGCCCGGTGAGTATTCCCGGGCCTCTTTTTAGAGGCGATGGAATGAATAGGCTCATTGCGGGCGAGATCGTGGATATCACGAAAGCCGAAACGCCCTATGTGTACCGCGAGTATCCCAAGTGGGTCACGCTCGCTGATGGCTCGCAGATCGTCGTGAATGACGCCGACGAGGAGCAGGCTGCTGTAGGCGCGGAATCTAGCGTCGAGGTCGGATACGACAACTTGCGCGATGCGCTGATGGCCGAGGCGAAAGCGCTTGGCTTGCAGCCGCATCACCGCACCGGCGCGGACAAACTGCGCGAAATGATTGACTCGGCTACGAAGGGCAAATAATGGCGACGCTCGACAAGAACGGTGCATACGCAACGATCGTTTTGCCGCTGGGCACGTACTTCTCGCAGGGCGGCCATTTCTTCGATTCGAGCTTCAATGACGTAGGTACCGCGTTGCCGACTCAGCCTCAGAACATGAGCGCCGAGAACTCGGGCAACGTGAGTATCCAAGGCGGCACGATCAGCGGCGTCACATTAGTTGGCGTCACTGCGCCGCCTTCTGGCAACGCAGGCGGCGATCTGACCGGCACATATCCGAATCCGACGATTGGAAACGGCGCTGTCACCTCGGCAAAGATGGCTGCCGGCGCAGCCGCATCGAACGTAGGAAGCATCGGCGGGGATCTCGCTGGCACGCTACCGAACCCTACTGTCGCGAAGATTGCGTCGGCGCTTACCTCGTATAACGGGGACAACCTTGTCGGCAATGGCCTGTCTGCCATCGTCGCGCAGGTGAATCTCGTCAATCAGAACGCCAACATCAGCTCGACAGCGCTGTACGCGGTGCCGTCATCCGAAGGCGGCATGTATCTCGTCTCCTGTTATGCGGTCGAGACGACGGCTGACGGCGCTTCCTCGACGCTTCCGAACGTCGGGGTGGGCTGGACCGACTTGGATTCGAGCACGGCGCTTCTCGCCGGTACCGTCACCTCTACGAATACGGCGAACGCCGTGGGCGCATTTGGCCAGGGGCAGCAGGTCATCTATGCCAAGGGTGGCACGAACATCACCTACCAGACGAGCAACTATGCGTCTGGGACGGCAGGGGCCATGAAGTACGCGGTGCACCTGAAGGTTCAGAGGTTGGGCTAAGCCATGACCATCCCGCTCCCGAAGACGCCGCTCGACATCATCACTCTGGCGCTGAAGACGGCGAACGTCGTCGGCGTTGGACAAACGCCGGCTGCTGAAGATACGAACGACGCCTTCAACCTGCTGAACATGCTGCTCGCCCAGCTTCAGCGGCGCCGCTACTTCGTCTATCAGCTGGTGACGACCTCGAAGCAGGCGACGGGCGCGCAAAGCTATACGGTCGGGCCAGGCGGCGACTTCAACGTGGCGCGGCCGGCGAAGATCGAATCGGCCTACTTCCGCTTACTCACGACCGGTCCTCAGCCAGTCGATTACCCGCTCGAGATCCTTCGCTCGCAAGAGGACTATAACCGGATCGGCCTGAAGTCGCTGAACGCCTTCCCGCGCTATGCGTTCTACGACATGGCCTATCCGCTCGGGAATCTGTTCGTCTGGCCGATCCCGAACAATCAGTACACGATCTTCATCTCGACGATGCTGCAATTGCAGCAGTTCCAGACGGTGAACGACACAATCGCGCTGCCGCCTGAGTATGAATCGGCGCTGATGTGGAACCTCGTGCCGGAGCTCTATGCGTTCTATGGCCTACCCCCCAACGAGCAGGTCATCAAGAAGGCAGAAGCGACGCTGCGCATCATCGAAGAAGCGAACGCACAGATCCCGCAGTTGGCGATGCCTGCGGCTCTCAAGAGCCCGTCCGTCGGCTGGTACAACATCTATGGCGATTACATGGTGGGGACGACGCCTTGAAGGTGCCGCTCGTCACCGGCGCGTATCAGGCGAAATCGCTCGTTGCCGAGGCGCAGCGGGCGGTCAATCTCTACGGCGAGAAAAACCCTCCCGATTCGCCTTTCCCCTTCACGTGGTATCCGACGCCTGGACTCACGCTGCTCGCCACTGCCACGCCGACGACCGGTAACGGATGGCGCGGGCTGTATTTCGCTTCGAATGGCTCGCTGTACGGCGTCTGCGGGTCGTCCGTCTACGCCATCTCAAGCACATGGGCGCTGACGAAGCTCGGCGATCTGTCGTCGGCATCGGGTCAAGTCTCGATGGTCGATAACGCGAACTACCTGCTGATCGTGGATGGATCGAGCAGCGGATGGACGGTCAAGCTCGACGGCACGAATACGTTTGCGGCGCTGGTGACGACGGGCTTTACTGGTGGGGCGATGGCGCGCTTCGCCGACGGCTTTCTGATCCTGAACATACCGAACACGCAGCAGTGGTATATCTCGCAAGGCAATCAGATCACGTTCGACGCCACGCTCTTTGCGTCCAAGTCGGGATTCTCCGACAAGTTGATCGGCCTCGATGTAACGAAGCGCTATGTATACCTGTTCGGCGCAGAAACGAGTGAAGTTTGGTTCGATGCCGGCGATACGCCTTTCCCTTATGACCGACTGCCAGGCGTATTCATGCAGTACGGCTGCACGTCGCCATATTCGATCGCGCAGATGGATGGCTCGATCTATTGGCTGGCCCAGTCTCCGCAGGGCACCGCGATCGTCTGCCGTACCGAGCAGTTCAATGCCATGCAAATTTCGACGTTCGCGCTCGACGATGCCATGTCGGGATATGCGGACCTGAACCAGGCTGTTGGCTTTACGTATCAGATACAAGGCCACTTCTTCTATGTCCTGACGTTCCCGGTTAGCGACGTGACCTGGCAATACGACCTCTCCACGCAGCAGTGGAATCAGCTCGCCTGGATCGATTCGAATGGCGCACTGCATCGCCATCGGGCGAATTGCTATGCGTCAGCCTACGGATCGCCGATCGTCGGCGACTGGCAGACGGGGCAGCTTTATCTGTGGGATGTGAACAACTGCACGGATAACGGCAACCCGATTGCTCGGATTCGCTCTTTCCCGCATGGCGTAGATGACGCGTCCGATCGAATCCACTACAAGGAATTCATCGCCAACATGGAGGTCGGCAACGGCGTTGGAACGAACGTCGATGTGCCGGTGTTCCTGCGCTGGAGCGATACCCGCGGCGTGAGCTGGGGCAATCCGGTGCAGCGCTCGCTAGGCAAGGAGGGGGAGTACATCAAGTCGGTGCAATGGCGTCGTCTTGGCATGGCTCGGGATCGTGTATTCGAACTTTCTTGGTCTGCTCCGGTTAAGACCGCTCTCTTGGGGGCCTGGGTGGAAGCTCAGTCGAACAACCAATGAGCAACCTGCAAGCCGATATGCCGCTCGTCAACGTTCCATTTACCGGAGCGAACGGGCAGATTGCTGAGCCTTGGTTTATTTTTTTGCTCCAATTGTGGCGTCGTACGGGGGGCGCGACGCCCCCGAACGGAAACTTGACGGTTGCCGATGTGATTGGCCTCGATCAGACGTTTTCACCGCTGCAAGTACAGAAGGATGGCATTAGCGCGTTCGAAACGACATTTGCGTCCGCGATTCCGGATGCTCAGCCGCTTCCAGACATAGTAGTGTCCCGCCCAACGGATCAGCCATCGATGGCGGATATGGTGTTTCCGGCGATCGCTCCTGATATCGCGGATCAGACGTTTTCGAGCGGTACGGATTTCACGGCCGGCACGACAACGGCATTGACGCTCAATACCTCGTTCGCCTCCGCAGCCCGGTTGTGGGTGTTCTTTGATGCCGCTTTCCAGGGGGATGACCAGTATTCGCTGAGTGG